AGGAAAAAACCAATCAACACTGATTTAATGAGGAAGATTGAGCCTCTTACAGAAAATCAAGAAGAACTCTTTCGTTGTTACAAGTTAGATCAAAACCTTGTAGCATATGGTTGTGCTGGTACTGGTAAAACTTTTATCACTCTTTATAATGCTTTAAGAGATGTACTTGACGAGAGAACCCCTTACGAAAAAATTTATATTGTACGTTCCCTTGTGGCAACTAGGGAGATTGGTTTTCTTCCAGGCGATCATGAGGATAAGTCCTCCCTTTATCAGATTCCATATAAGAATATGGTAAAGTATATGTTTGAGATGCCATCAGAAGCAGACTTCGAAATGCTCTATGGCAATCTTAAAACACAAGGTACGATTAGTTTTTGGTCAACCTCATTCATTCGTGGTACTACTCTTGATAATGCAATTATCATTGTAGATGAATTCCAGAACTTGAATTATCACGAACTTGATAGTATTATTACTCGTGTGGGTGAAAATAGTAAGATTATGTTCTGTGGCGATGCCACTCAATCCGATCTTATTAAGACGAATGAAAAGAATGGAATTATTGATTTTATGAAGATTCTGCGTATCATGCCTTCAATTGATATTATTGAATTTGGAGTTGAAGATATTGTTCGTTCTGGATTGGTGAAAGAGTATATTCTTGCAAAAATGGAAGTTGGTGTATGATTTTTAACCATGTAGAATTAGATCTACCAGTTCTTGAAAGGGAGCTGATAGACAATGTGAGATATTATAAACTCCCTTCAGGTAATAAAAAGTTAGTATCAATTACTTCTGTAATTAGTCACTACAAAAAAGATTTCTTTAATGCTTGGAGAAAAAGAGTTGGTGTAGAAGAGGCAGATAAAATTACAAAAAAAGCAACTAGTCGTGGCACTGATATGCACACCCTAGTTGAAAATTATTTGTATAATAAGAATCTCCCTTCAGTTCAACCAATTTCTGAACATTTATTTAAAATTGCAAAAAAAGATTTAAATCGAATAAATAATATCTATGCCCTTGAGGGAGCATTGTATAGTGAAGTTCTTGGAATCGCAGGAACCTGCGATTGTATTGCAGAATATGATGGCGAATTGGCGATCATAGATTTCAAAACTTCCAAACAGCCAAAACCAAGAGATTGGATTGAAGGATATTTTGTTCAATGTGCAGCATATGCAGCAATGCTTTATGAACTCACTGGACTAGTTGTTAAAAAATTTGTAATTATTATGTCATGTGAAGATGGTGACTGTGTTGTTTATGAAGAAAGAGACAAAAAGAAATATTTAAAACTTCTCACTCAGTATATTAAAAAATTTGTGAATGATAAGTTAGACGAATTGACATAATAAAAATATATTGGTATACTTATTTTAAGTTCATAAGTTTAAAAATTTGTACATTACAATACTAGGCAAAATGGAGAATGAGTTAGAAAAGGTACTAGAGAGTAAATTTTTCTGTCCCTCTAAGTTTGCACAAGAAATTGAAAATTTAGTGCAGTACAATGATAATATGAATTATATTGATGCTATAATTCATTTCTGCGAGCAAAATAATATTGATCTTGAATCTGTTCCTAAACTAATTTCTAAACCATTAAAGGAAAAAATTAAGTACGAAGCAATGGAACTTAATTTTTTAAAGAAAACTTCTCGTGCCAAATTAATTTTTTGAATGATGCCCGTTGATGCTTATCGTTGTTATCTGTCTTTAAAGAATCATTTCACTAAAGACAGTTATGATTATCACAAATACTGTGGTAAAAGTCGTGCTACCGTACAATCTTTTTACAAACGTAAAGACAGGTTCTGGTTCGAGAAAGTATCAAGACAAAAGACAGACCAAGAAATTGTTGAGTTCTTTGTATCTAACTTTATCACTTGTACAGACCCAAGTAAGTTGTGGATTGGGGAGATGATGCGCGAAGGTGAAAGTAGATATGAAGCATGGAAGAAAAGAAATCAATCACTTTCTTATGTCTTCAAAGAAGAAACTCAAAGTTTATTTGAAGACCAAAAAGTAGATGATGTTTTTGATTGTTCAAAAGGACATCCACCTATTCTTAAAAAATTCTTGAGTGGGAAAATTAGTCCAGAAACAATGGTTATCTACGATAAGATTTTCCTGTTCGGGAAAGATTTTGACAGGAAACTTCAAGACCCTGTGTGGGAAACCGTCAGTCGTAAACTTAAAAAGTATTCTTCATTTCTAAATATTGATGTACCACGTTATAAGAATATTTTGAAAGAACTTATCATAGGAGATTCATGAGTTTCTTTAATTCTGAAGTTGTTCGCACAGAGATGACTGAAATCAGCGAACTGCAAGAAGAAGTTTATCAAAACGTCTTCAAGTTTCCTACGATGAGTAAGGAAGAAAAACTAAAGCATGTAAAAACTCTAGAAAGACTTCTTGAAAAACAAAAAGTTCTTTATACTCGTTTGAGTCTATCTGATGATCCAGAAGCAGTTCGTATGAAGGAAAGAGTTACTGAATCTGCAATAGTGATGGGACTTCCTCCAAATGTAGATATGAATGTTATCTTCAATAATATGTCAAGAATGCTTGAGGTAATGAAAGAGCAGATTGACAAAACAGGTTCTGACTTGTAGACTAATGTGGGCTGGATGATCCCTTAAGCAAAATCACAAAAGCCAAATCCTAACAATAAAGGTAAATCAAATGAGTTTTTCAGATTTAAAAAAGCAATCTTCTCTTGGTTCTCTAACTGCCAAACTTGTCAAAGAAGTTGAGAAGATGAGTACGACATCCAATGGTGCTGATGATCGTCTTTGGAAACCAACTATGGACAAGGGTGGAGTAGGTTCCGCAGTTATTCGTTTTCTTCCTGCTCCAGAAGGAGAGGATGTTCCTTGGGTGAAGATGTACTCACATGCTTTCCAAGGTCCTGGTGGATGGTTTATTGAAAATAGTCTTACTACTGTAGGTCAAAAAGATCCTGTTTCTGAGTATAATCGCGAACTCTGGAACAGTGGTAGCGAAGCAGATAAGGACACTGTTCGTAAGCAAAAGCGTAAACTTTCTTATTATTCCAATATTTACGTTGTTAAGGATCCAGCAAATCCTCAAAACGAAGGTAAAGTCTTTCTATTTAAGTATGGCAAGAAGATCTTCGATAAAATTATGGAAGCAATGCAACCTGAGTTTGAGGATGAAACTCCAATCAATCCTTTTGATTTTTGGCAAGGTGCCAACTTCAAAATGAAGATTGTGAAGAAAGATGGTTACTGGAACTACGATAAATCAGAGTTTGATGGTGTATCCCCTCTTCTAGATGACGATGATGCTCTGGAAGCAGTTTGGAAGAAAGAATATTCTCTTACTGCGATTACTGCTCCAGATCAATTCAAGTCATATGAAGATCTTGAGAAGCGTCTGAAGTATGTTCTTGGTCAAAAGAATGCTCCTCGTCCTCGTCTGGATGAAGAGGTAGATGATGAAGATAATGATCGTGGCAGTTATACACCCGACTTTACTTCACGTCGTTCTGAACCAGAACTTCCTACAGTAGAATCTTCTGTTCGTCGCCCTTCTAATGATGATGATGATGAAGACGATGCACTCTCTTATTTTCAGCGTCTTGCTGAAGAGTGATTAAGAATAAAGTCTGATATTATCGCCCTTTTTGATGGTTCCAGTTTTAAATTGACTGGAACCATTTTCATATGTCATAATATCTTCTAGATCATCAATAACAACATTGAGATATCTTGGTTTAAGTAGGTATATATTTCTCTTACTATCTTCTAGTTGCTCTTCATATTCATAGTTAGTCACAGGTATTGAAATTTGAGGTCCATTAAACTCTGGACCTAAACTTATCTGTTGATCAATGAAGAAATCGTAGAAAGAAATAGAATAGTTTATATCAACCTCTAGACCAGAAGCAACTAGGGTCACTCCTTGACTATTTTTAATTTCTGGAGTTTCGTAGTGATGTATTCCATTGTAGAGAGTATCATAATCCCCATACTTATCCAAAACAAACCTGTCAAAATCGTTCTGAGGTAATGGCCATTCTGTTTGAACATTAATGATATTATTGCAGATAAGAACTAACCAATCTAAATTTGAATCCTGATAAAATTCAAAGGCTACATTATCAGGTCTATCATTTCCTTTAATTTGGTATTTTGTAAAAAATGCTAGATTTTGAAATATGTCTTCTCTAAGTTTACCTCTTTTGAATAAATTTTTAACCAAAGCATAATCACTGATTTTAGCATCAGGTAGTCTGCTAACATATTCAAAATTTGGAACTTGGCGAAAGTAGTTTGACATTTTAACTTATGGTTTATTGATTGATTGGTTTGCTCTAAAAAGTAAATCTGCAGGTACTTCGCTGCCATCATTTCCATAATCTTCATTAAATACTGGTTCTAGTTCTTGGAAAGTCATTTGAATTTCATACGAAACAAGCACGCCATCAGTAAATGTTGCATACTGTCCTTCTGGAGTATAGTTGACAACAAAGTTTTGAAGAGCACATTCTTTAACTCCCCCAATGTAAGGGTGATCTTTTCCTATATGTAAATATTGAATTTTGAAGGTGTGCGGTGCTTTTAAAAATAAATTAGAAGCAGATTTTTGTGGAGACATTCCTTGCTTAAAAAACCTTATAATTTTAATGATGGATTTTGCTTCCAATTCACTTCTTGCAGATAATTTAAATGAAAAATTAAATGGTCTTAGTGTGGGATTTTGGAATAATAATTCCATGTTTGGATTAAGAATTGCTCCTTGAGTTCTTGCTAATAATCCACTTATTTGAGTTGCTGCTTGAGCAAATCCAGCTGCCACTGCTGTTTGAACATCTCCACTTCCTTGAGCTGCAGTAAGTGCTTCTGCTACTTTATCTACAGCTTCTCCCGCTCCTTTAGTTATTCCTGTTAAAGCAACATTTGCTGCCAGTGCCGCAGCGGGATCCATTCTATCTTCTCCCCATTGG